TCGGCGCGACCAGCTTACACCTCGAAAGGTGAGACCCACGGTCACAGTGGGTTTGTTGTTCTTGACTGTTAGCACAACAATGAAAGCTACATTTAATTAAATAGGAGTTACTGTCTCCATTAAAGGCGACCCTAACTAAAGGGTTCTGCCTCGTAGTACATACGCGGCAAGCCTGTGAAGAAATATGTCTGGAAATCTTCACCAGCTGCGACGTGTATATCCCAAACCGTCGAATTGTCACCATTGGAAACGAGTCTATAGTCAAAAGACTCAGTCCAAAAACCGATGCCAGTATAACTTTCAGTTTTGCCAGGACTGAAACGGAATGGGGAATAGAATGGAACTTCGTATTCTATAACAGGATTAATATTACCAGTTTGATAGATTTGCCCCCTAGTTCCAGTAAAAGGGCAATTGTCCTTAGGGGTTAGGCCGGCTCGAATAACAGAAGAGCGAGCACATCCTGTTTGGTTGTTATGGGTGGTGGGATTAGTTTGACCATACTCATACTCAATTTCTCCGAGAGGAGCACGTTGAGCATAAAAGGTTAACTTTTCACCAGGATCAAGGGTTCCTCTTGGGAGCCACTTGTATCGAATACTACCTCGCCAACCAGAAAATGCGTTGGTAACCCAATGCAACAGGACAGTATTACAATAATTGTAATTGTCAAAACCAGGGACTTCATTGACGGCTCCAGCTACCCCACCTCGTAAGAAGGGGAACATGGAAAAACGTCCATATGTCACAGTGGAAGTATTATCTAGCTGTCCTAAGGAATACCACAGGTTATAGCGTTTCAACATCGTTCGAAACGATTGAATTGCTTCACCTGTGAAAACCATGTTAAGCTTAGAATTGTCACTTATAGTTGGTCCCAATTGCATGGCCATCTCTTGCTGTGGAGCAGAAGGCTCAGCTGTATTTTGGGCTTCGGTGACAAGTTCTGAACCTGACTGTGCAGCAAACTCCGGAACCCTCTTAAGTGGTTGGGCTGGAGGTATCGGTTTTTCCCCGTCAGGCCGTTGGGAAGACGCTGAATTACGCGTGCCATCATCATACGGCTTGAATGTGAAATATTGAAAGTGATCATCGGGTACGAATACCTCAAAATCATCACCCATAGACACAAATACATTAACCTCAATATCATTGTTCACATCAGAGTTTGGAGTGGTAAGTTCGTTAACAATGTATACACCAATTACTCCATTTCCGGCCTCAGTCGAAGAATAGGGCGTGGTGCTATACATTTGGTCAACAGAATCCAAACCAGGCAGATGGTGCGACAATAACGATGTATCCTGACCATTAGCTATCTCTATTGTAAAATCTTGCGTTTCCGCGATATCAATAATATTGAGATAGTTAGTGTTGTACTCATTGTTGGCAATGAATTTTGGATCATATACAACTTTTAATCTGCCCTTATGAAAAGCTGAGCAAACTATTTGAAAACGAAAGCGCATAGATCCTGTCCAATATTTAAATGGCAAAGCAGCCATAGCACATGCAGGAAAGTGAAATGACGTGAATAGTCCAGAACCCTCGGCCCATGTTACAGGGTCAATCCGTGCATTCCACAACAAGCTTTCTGGTGCAGAACCAATGTTCCATGAAAATGTGGTGAGATATGATTCTCTCTTGGCAATTTCCACAATATTCATGGGATCTCCAGCACCTAAGCCAGAAATTCTTGGATCTATGGTAAGCTCCTGCTTGTGATCAACCGTCATCTGTTGCAATTGGTCGCCAACATTTGTGACTGCCAATTGGCTATTAGCAACAGGCTTAAAAGGATCTGGGCATTTTGTCACAACAGGACGACAATAGCCAAACATCTTAGCAACCGACGCTGTTGTTGTAGCTATCATATCAGTGGCCATAGCAAATGGTCCAATAGTAGGGATACCAGAAAAATTCCTGGCAAATTTAGCTATAGATGTTGCTGGACCTGATATAACTCCTGTCTTGTTGACCTCATCTACCTCTTTACCTGACTGAGCAGTGAATTGAGGTGAAATGGTATCTACATCGACGGACGTGAGGACGCTCAAAGAGACATCCTCTGCCCATGCAAACACAGATATAGTCACAACATCAGCAGCACCATTGGCATGCTTAAGCGTGTTCAGGGACCTGAAGTACAAGGTTCCCATCTGGCTCCAAGCACTATTTGGAATATCCAAGTAATTCCTGTGGTAAAAGAAAGGCAACTTCATCTCACCTCCCATTGAAGTGGTAGGATCCAGGAAAATCTTAGGCTGTTGACTTGCTTGAACCAGATCTTGACGAACTAGAGCAGCATTGTTTGACAGAGTATCAAAGCCATCAAAAGGAAGATAACTGACCAAAGCTCTCCCATATTGAAAGCCATTGCCATTTATTACAACTTTTATTCTTAAATTACATCGAAGTAAATTGTAATTTGTGATGCGGTTAGCAACCCTAGTATTATTGAAATACTCTTCCCATGGGTTGAATTGAAATGCAAGCGCCTGTGACGTCGACCATTGTTCTTCCGCAATCTTAATAGGACGAGAGAAAAAGTTATCCAGCGTGGCATCATCAGAATCTTGTAACATTCGCGTAGGATCCATTTCTGAATCAACAGAATACATATAGGAGTCAATTTGATCCGCAAATTTAACATTCTGTTGTGCTGTTTCACCATCCATCTTCATAATTGAGTTATCACTGGTGGTACCTGATTGTGGCTCAAAGCCACTATGGGGGTCAAAAACACATTGACAGTGTTTATCGTACAGACCACATCCATTACAATAGTTGATACCATACCAATTATCCTCCTGATATTTATATACAGTGGGCAAATCCCTGGACGTTCTCACGTCCTTAGTCCATCTTGGTAGAGATCTTATTTTGCAACGCTTCTCTTCCAGAGCGTTCGGTCTATTTTTATTTATTTTTACAGTTTTAGTAAGCACATTATACAATCAGAGGGCACACTCAATCCACATCCGAAAGGTTGATTTTGTTCGGTGATCAACCTCCCTTAAATAAGGGTATCGCACGGGGGCGACATCAAATGTGTGCAAAGCCTATACAAATATATACATTATCAACAAAACATACATTCACATGGTATCCATATACACACAGACACTATTCAACTATACACATGAACCCCAGTGTGTCGACCGGGGCGATCTTATTAAGGAAATTTCGAAACCTATACATGGGAAAACGAAGCAGGTGGAGCATTAGGAGTAACCTCCTGATCAGCCCCTCCATACTTCGCTTTCCATATACCCACCCTTTCATCAAAATTGATGTCTAATTCGGTACAAAGGTGGCGAATTCCCGAGCGCACAGCAATATATTTCAATTGCGAGCGACGTAGTTCATATTTTGCTCGTCCATGGTTAAACCATTCACGGAGCGCAGTATCGATATTTTGAGCACATGCATGCTCCTCAGTAAGAGGAGAAGACTTATCTCTAAGATAGCAATGAAGCATCTTATAACATGACTTATCGATCAAAGCTCCAACGTGAACATTCAACTCAGGGATGAAATTGCTCTTCCTTTTCAAGAATTCAAACTCATGAGGGGGAAGAAAATCCAACAACTCACTCTCTTTGTCAGGCATAGTGTATGTTTGACCATATCTAGCCAAAAATTCAGAAGCTCCTTTAATCGTAAAGCGATCAATGTCGGGACTCACAGATCCGATATTATCATCTCCATAAGTAACTAGTTTCACA